AATAGAGCACTATGAACCTTAAACATATGTATAAGATCCTAGTGCCTAAATCCCTCACCTGGTCCGTCTGTGTAAAATCAGACGTAAAATTAGCGGTTGCTTTCGCAAGATTGCTTCCGTTAATCTTTGGTAAGGTGTCCGTGTCTAAGATAAAAGTTGTTTGGCATTTTGCCAGATTTTGTAGCAAGATGTATAGAAACCGAGGCCCTAAGGGACTTGCACTCTATCTAAAAGCCTGTGCTGTAATTGTTCAGCAGGTGGCTGGAGGAATGCAAGTGACTTCCCCATGGGTATTAGGTGCAAACGTTGCTCGAACCAAATCGGGTATACCAAGACTAGTTCCTCATGGACACCGTCAGTCTATATTGGCTGGCGACGTTGGAGTTATTAGACTTTGGTTGAGTCTTCTTGGGCTCTATAGGGTTATAGAGTTTAAAGGAGCGCTAAAGTTGAAAACAATAACGGAACCCGGGAAAGATATTTCTCAGGTTCGTCGTGAGTTCAAACGGTTTTGGGGTGACTTCCTTGATTCTTTATCGATTCACACCGGTAAAGAGTCTCGGATAGACCCTTCGATTGTCCTAGATCCTAAGTCCCTTCCTCCTATCTTGAAAGCCAGCCCAGCCATTGGTGGAAACACCAGTGTCTGTAATTTTGTTATCGATTCGATAGCAATCTTTTCAGACGTTGAGTATTACTCAGCACTGAAGGAGTGGCTAGTAGAGGTAGATGGATTGGACCTACTCTGGGCTCTAGAACATATAGGTGAAATATATCACCGTGTTGGTCTAGATAACCTTATCAAGTGGTGGGGGAAGCCCTTGCCACTTGGGAGACTAGGATTTCTCGAAGAACCTGGTAAGATACGAGTAGTGGCAATGGTGCCGCTTCTTATCCAAGGTATCATGAAACCCCTTCATGATTGGATATTCTCGCTGTTGCGAGTAATCGTGACAGATGGGACGTTCAATCAGATAGGACCAGTCAGAAACCTGTTGGATGCATGTGAGGAAATGAACATCCGTTCACTGTACTCATATGACCTTTCTGCAGCTACTGACCGTCTTCCTGTAGATTTGCAGGTTGACTTACTGTCTGAAATCATGGGTAATAAGTTGGCTCTCCTATGGAAAGGCTTATTAGTATCAAGACCTTACAGGCTTCCGAATATTGCAAAATCTTACAATCTCGGATTCTATGAGGTTAAGTACGAAGTAGGCCAGCCTATGGGAGCGCTGTCATCGTGGGCTATGCTCGCGTTGACGCATCATGCTATCGTGCAATTTGCTGCGAGTCGAGTGGGAGCTAAACAACCAAAGGGTTGGTTCACCGGGTATGCGGTCCTTGGAGACGATATCGTTATTAGTAACGAACTCGTTGCCGCAGAGTACCTGCGTATAATGGACGACTTGGGAGTACAGGTTGGACTCGCCAAAAGTCTGATCTCGAAAACAAGAAGTTTGGAATTCGCTAAGCGAACTTTCATACGTGGGCGTGACTGCAGTCCAGTTTCTCTGGCGGAAGTGTCTGTAAGCTTAGTAAACTTACAGGCAGCTGCTGAACTTTTTGCAAAATGCTCAAAGTTCATTGCCTTAAAACTTAGTCATGTAGCACGCTTTGCGGGCTTCGGGTATAAGAACCTAGCTCAATTGCAAATTGGGTTTAGTTTAAATAATCGTCTAAGTAGACTCCTCGCCTACATCTGCCGCCCAGGTGGCTTATTTCCAATGCCTTTTGAGGCATGGATCTCGGCCATTGGCCCTGGGGGCTCTGGGGCAGCAAAAGACCACAGGTACTGGGTAACCAGTGCCAGATTGTGGAGTCTGTCCTTTAAGATTGTCAGTAGATCTCTACTGCGATCTTCCGAAGTGATTCGGCGGATCTTCATGTGGAACATATCGGAAACAAAGACCCCAAAAGGGAAACTAGTCAACCCGATATTCCAGGAGGGAAATCCTCTTGGAGATGCGGGAAGCGTTGCTTCCTTCAATACTTTCATGAACGAGTGGGTAGCCTATCCACTTGGTAGTAGGCTTCGAAAGCGACTAGAAGTAGCTGATGATGCTATCAGGGTTCTAGAACCCGGTGTCCTCCCAGAGTGGGAGTCCTTTGAAGCATTATGGAAACAGGTCATCAGTTTAGAAGATGGAGTAGATGCTCTGCCTACTAAATGGGACTTTAGCAAACAGGATCCCCTCGAGCTAAAACCGTCTACAAGGATTGTTACCTTGTGGGTGGGCCTGCGGAAGCTAATACTTCGAGAAAGGGCACCAGTCTTGTCTCTTAGACCAGGCAGCGTTCCGCCTCCCCAGGCGAAACGACGACGGCGTAGCAGCTAATCACTGTCTACAACCGAGCCGGACCCAAAGTTACATCTCTTGGTACTTTGACAAGTATCCAAGGGAAATAAACAGTTGAGTGTTTCTAAGCACAATCTGGCCTGTAAAATCGA